CCACCAGAGCGCCTTCAGTATTGGAAAGACTGGACAGCTCAGGCGAGGCGTGCCTAAATCGGAAGCGCAGGTTTGACGGGCCAGCAGCTCTAGGTGAATCCCCTTTCCCTTCCTGGAATCCCTCAGGAATCCCCGGGGCTGCTGGCCTTGCACCTGTTATCGGCATGACACCTGCGCAAGGCCAAGCGCATCACCCATGCAGAGAACCTGAATCAATTCTCTGGAATGAGGTTTGTCATGCCTACTGATATCGCTGGCAGCAAGCGCCTTGATTGGCTGAAGCGCCAGATGGAGCAGGCCTTTGGTGAGGTTGAATCCATCACCAATAGAGCTGCTGACGAGGATAGAGACGTTACTGATGCTGAGCAGCGCACCTGTGAGGCCAGGCGCTCCCGCATCGCTGAGCTTGAGAGTGAGCTTCAGGTAGAAGCTGACCTTGCACAGCGCTCAGCTTCCTACCAAGGCCTGGTTGCGCACATCGGTCCTGCGCAGGATCAGCCCATCAGGGGCCAGCTCGTTGAGCGCCAGGCGCAACAGAACCTTGAGGTGCCTACCTACGATACGCCTGGCGCCTACCTGGTTGACTTCCTGACACGCTCGGAAGATGCCGATGCGGCTGCCAGGTTTAACCGTTACCTGGAGCGTGCCGTTACGCATCAGACCACGGCACAGAACCCTGGCATCCTTCCCACGCCTATCCTTGGCCCGCTTTATACGGAGCAGGCCTCACGTCGTCCTGCCATTGAGGCTGCCACGCTTAGGCCCCTGCCTGGTGGCGGTAAGACCTTTGGCAGGCCTCGCATCAGCCAGTACACCTTGGCAGGGCCTCAGTCTGCTGAAAAGGCTGAGCTGCTTAGTCGGCCAATGCTCATTGATCCTGTCAACGTCACCAAGCAAACATACGGTGGCGTGGTCAACCTGTCATGGCAGGACCGTGATTGGACTGATCCGTCCATCATGGACATTATCGTGGCCGACCTGGCAGCCTCGTATGCGCAAGCCACAGATGCTGCCTTTGTCACCTACTTCTTGGGCACGGTTACACAGACTAAGGCCCTGGCTACCGCTGATTCTGAAGGCCTGCTAGGCGCCATCTTTGCCGCTACGGGCCTGATCTTTAGCCAGACCAATACGATGCCTGACACCTTGTGGGTTGCGCCTGATGTGTGGGGCGCCCTTGGTGCCATGGTGGACAGCACAGGGCGACAGATGTTTGCCACGGTTAACCCTGTCAATGGCCTCGGTACCATCAGCCCCACGTCTATGACGGGCAGCCTGGCTGGCTATCGCCTGGTGATTGATAAGAACCTTCCGTCAGGTACCGCCATCCTCGGAGACAGCACCTACGTTGAGGTTTACGAAACTGTTGGTGGACAGGTGAGCGCCATTGAGCCTTCCGTCCTTGGCACGCAGGTTGCCTTCTACGGTTACATTGCCTGGCTCACGCTTGAGCCCAAGGCCTTTGTGAAGCTCACGGGCGTGCCTGTGCTTCCGTTCACCGCTAACGGCAACGGCGGCACGCCTGCTACGCAGACTGGCAAGGGAACCAAGGCAAGCTAATGGGGCTGCCGACGGGGCTTGGTTGGCCTGACATTGACGAGTACAAACAGTGGGCCAGGGTGCCCGATACTGCCGATGATGTCGCCATAGATCAGGCCCTGTCGGCAGTGAAGGTTGCCATTGTCGCCAGGTGTCCTGTGCTGGCTACGGCACCTTGTCCTGAGGATGCGTTATACGCCTGCCTACTGTGGACGAACCGACTGTTGGTGCGCAGGCAGTCCCCTGAAGGCATCGTAGGCATAGCTGACATGGGCGCTGTAGCCATCGTGTCTACCGACAGGGACATACAGCAAATGCTGTCCCCCTGGATTGAACCTGTGATCGCCTGATGGATTCCTACGCTAGAGGCCTTGAGATTGTTCAAGGCCTGGTGGCCTCAGGCACCAGGGCCACGATGGACCCCGCCCTAGCTGATCCTCCCTGTGTCCTGGTCATTCCACCAAACTTGACCTTTGACCTCAACTGTGGCGCTACCGCTGAATGGCAGCTCGTGGCCCTGGCCCCTGCCTCGCATACGGCAGACAGGTCTACCTGGCAGGCACTGAACACAATGGTTCTCAACGCTAACAAGGTCCTAGACCTACAGACAGCTGACCTTGTTTCATACGTAGTGAATGGCAGGACCTTTCCTGCTTACCTCTTGACCTGTAGTGAAGGGATCTAGCCATGGCTATCAATGAGTCCAAACTGAAGACTGGAACCCTAATGTTGGGTGGCACGGCTGGTACGCCTCCAGCTCTGCCTACTGGTGGCACTGAGTTTGCATGCCAAGCGACTAACGTGCGTATCGCTCCCTCATTCAATGAGGAAGGTGATTCTGTAGAGACGTTGTGTGGTGATTCCCTGGCTCCAGCGACCACGACGGAATGGGCGCTTCAGGGAACGAGCATCCAAGATTTCACCTTCCCTGCCTCGTTTATTGAGTACACCTGGACGAATAACCTGCTGACGGTTCCCTTCATTTGGAAGCCCAATGCGGTAGGCCCTACCTTCAGTGGCAATGTCCAGGTGCGTGCCGTTGAGGTTGGTGGCGATGTCAACGTGCGCATCACTACTGATTTCGATTGGCCTATTGCTGGACAGCCGACGGTTGGTTGGTCGACAGCTACGGCTGCCACTGGCGCTACCGCTGGCACGCCTGGTAGCTGGACTCCAGCCGGCTCCCTGGCTCCCTCCAGTGTGGCCAACCTCATTGCTGGCACGCCTGGGCCTGTTACTGCCTCGCCTAACACGGCATGGACGACAGGCCAATACGTTCAGACAGGTACGGCTGGCACTGGAGGCCAGGCTTACTGGAATGGCACGGCATGGACAGCTGGACAGGCAGCCCTGGTGGCTGATGACCAGGCTGACGAGGATGACGAGGATGACAGCACAGTGGGCTATGAGAAGACCAGTAAGCGCTGATGTCTGACGTAGATGTCAGCTGGTCTGATCCCATTGAACGGCTGATTAAGGAACTGAAGAACCCTCCACCGAGGCAGGCCCTTGAGATGCTTCTTAGGGCAGCTCGTGCCAGGGTGCCTGTGCTCACTGGACGGCTGCGTAGTACAGGAACCCTGAGGCCTGATGGCATCGTCTACAGCGCTCCCTATTCGGCGCCCATCCATTGGGGTTGGAGGAAGCGCAACATTGCCCCCAACCCCTGGGTTCTCAGGGCAGCAGATACGCCTGGCTGGATAGACGTCTATCTACACCAGCTTACCGAGGCATGGGAGATGAGCTAGCAATGGCCAACCTACGCAGACATTTCAGGGTGGCATGGAACGATGGTGAACCTGTTGACGTTGTGAGCAATGCCCGAGATATCGCTGAAGCTGGCGAGACTGAAGGCACCAAGGTCGAAACAGGGTTTGCTGTTGTCTATTCAGCGCTGAAGCGCCATGGACATGACGTGCCTGGGACCCTGGATGAATTCATTGACCAGCTAGACGAGATGACTACTGGTGCCAATGGGGCTGATGATGTGGGAAACCCTACTCAGGCGCAGGCATCTACCGCAGAGCCATCGCACTTGGCCTCGTAAGCCACACGGATTTCAACATATGGGTTGATGACCCTAGGGCCTTGGTTACGGCGGAAGAACTGTTGAGGGAATGGCATGGCAAATAAGGCAGCCAAGCTAGAAATCCAGGTTGACGCTGAAACCAAGTCTGCCGTTAAGGACCTGGACAAGGTAGCTGCTGCCGTAGACGACATCAGCTCTGCTGCCACTGATGCCGGCTCTGCGCTGGATGGCATTGCCTCAGGCGCTGCTGATGCAGCAGTTGCCGCAGGGGACTCCTTTGGCGGCATCGTCCCTGTCTTTGACGTGGCAGCCGTCCTAGGCAAGGTTGGGGAACTAGCCAGCAAGGCAGGGGAATTCTTCAGTGAGAAGCTGTCTGCTGCCATGGACCTGGAGGCAGGCCAGGACCGCCTACAGGGCCAGCTAGGGGCCACAGCGGAAGAGGCCAAGCGCCTAGGCCAGGTGGCAGGGGACCTGTATTCCGAGGCCTTTGGGGAATCCATCAGCCAGGTCAATGACGTCATCAGAGCTGTGATGCAGAACCTGAACCTAGACGCCTTTGACCCTGCGCTGAAGGATGTAACGGAAGGCGTCCTGAACCTGGTAGATGTCTTTGAGCAGGATCTACAGAAGGCAGCTCAGGCAACAGGCCAGCTCATCAAGACTGGCCTGGCCAAGGACGGTAAGGATGCGCTGGACATTCTCACAGCAGGGTTCCAGAACGGTGCTGACGTAGCCGATGATTTCCTAGATTCCATCATTGAGTTTGGTACTGACTTTAGGCAGCTAGGCCTGGATGGCAAAGAGTCCATTGGTCTGATGATTCAGGCCCTGAAGGCTGGAGCCAGGGACACAGACAAGCTGGCTGACTCCTTGGCTGAATTCAGGAAGCTGGCCATTGCTGGCGCCAAGGGGACATCCGATGCCTACAAAGAACTAGGCATTGATATCAAGGACATCCAGACGGGTTTGGGTCAGGGTGGAGATGCAGCCAAGAATGCACTAAAGACTGTGCTGGATGCGCTGCGCAACCTAGAAGATCCAGCTCAGGCCCTGAGGATAGTTGCCGAAACCTTTGGTACTCCAGCTGAAGACCTGGCGCAGGCCTTCAGCAACATTGACCTGAGCAAGGCTGTTGAGGAACTAGGCAGTGTGGAAGGCGCAGCCAAGAACCTGAGTGCAACTGTAGGTGACAATGCCGACGCAACCTGGACGGCATTCAGGAGAAGTCTGGAAACGAACGTTATCCAGTTCCTGGCATCCAACGTCGTGCCCAGCATCCAGTCCTTTGGCGTTGAGGCACAGAAGGTCTTTGCCAATCTAGGGATGGCGTGGGATGCCTTTGTGCGTGGCTTCCGTGGTGAAGAACCAGTGACCCTGGAGGTTGATGGCGGGAAGCTGACATCCTCCATCAGTGCCATTGAGGGAATCGGGGTCCAGCCAGACAACCCTACATTGCAAATGTTCCGCGACCTTGGTGAAGAGGCCAGGAAGCTGACGGATGAATGGGGGCCAAAGCTGCTCCAGTTCTGGAAAGATGTCCAGACTGAAGCGGAGAAGAGTGCCAAGTTCCTTAAGGATAATAAGGACCTACTGGAGACCACCAGTGCGATCATTCAAGGGGTTGCCGTTGTGGCCTTCCTGGCTCTGGCCGCCGCGCTCTTCCTGGTGGCCCTTGGCCTGTCCCTGGTGCTGGCTGGCCTGTTTCTGCTGACGTTGCCCTTCATTACCATATCGCTGATATTGAAGAAGTTTGAGAAGACCTGGCTGGATGTCTGGCAGGGCGCACTTGATTTGATCTCCAGGATTGGGCAGCAGATAGGTGAGGTAATTGAGACAATCGAAGATGCAATAGGTGGTCTCATCAGAACCCTTGAATCGTTCGCCAAGAGGCCATGGGACTTCCTCAGTGACATTCCGGGGCTAGGCCTGATAACAGGACAATCCGTAGCCCCATCCATGATTACGCCTATGGCGCTTGGTGTGACACCTATGGCTGCCGGCTCTACAGGTAGGGCTGCGCCCGTGTTCAACGTAACTGTCCAGCATTCAGGCCTGGCTGTCGACAGCCCTAGGCTTCAGCGTGAGATTGTCGATGCCCTGCGCAGGTGGCAAAAGCGTGAGGGTCCCCTACGGGGGATCATGAGCTAATGGCTTGGGAGCCTGGAGACGCTTGGCCTGGTACGCCTGGTGGCGCAATGTCGCCAAGCTGGAGCCAGTACCTAACGCTCTACGTCTACGCAGCCATCCAGGCAGGGACGACGTTCCGTTGGGGTCCACATGCTGCTGACAGGCTGGATGTAGGCAACGTCTATGGGCCAGGCACTGGAGCACCAGGGCCACCTGTGCCGGCCGGCCGGCTCTGGGTTGACCTGTCTTGCGATGTGGTGGACCTGGACACGCACCTAGGGGGTA